ATCATAATCAGCATGTAGCTTGGCAGCCTTCACCTGAATGTCACCAGCGAATCCGAGCTTCTGTGCAGCAAGCAAGGACATTTGGCGCCCAATTAGAGAGTTGGCAGCTGCTACACCGGCTACGGTGTTGGCATTCTCAGTAACAATCTTCGCAGTAAGGAAGTCAATTTCCTTATCAATCTTGAGACCTTGCTTGACCCAAAGTGTAACCTGAGCCTGCATTGTAGTGATTTCTTCAGTAACCTTCAGAATCTGTGCATCGATGAGAGCCTCCTGCTTACCAAGCAAATCGATCTCCGCCTGTAACTTAATCTTTTGAAGAGGAAACAGTTGTTCGATTTCAAACTCGAGTCTCTGTTTTTCCAACTCCACAAAGGCAATTTTGGCGTCAATCTCTTCTTCTTGTTTCGCAGTGAGGCTTACATCAGCGTCCAATTTGGCTTTCTGCTCGTCAATAAGCATAATACCTAGTAAATAAGTGGTGGAGTACTGTAGGACTGAATCAATTAACCCAATATAAACCTGAGCAGCGTCAGTACCACGCAGTCTTTGTGCTTTAAACTGCTTGTTGATGTGGTGCTCAACTGTCGTCATCAATTGATCAACTACACCCTCAGAGAGGGCCAAGTTGGTAAACTGAGGGAACGTCGGTTCCTGGATTTTGTCGGGAAATTGATCAGGCATTACTTACTCCTTATAGGCCAGAGGCAGCGAGTGCCTGCTGATCCTTCAATTCTTCTAATTCTTTGGCAGTTAAAGGCGGTAAATCTTCAATTGCAAATTCATTAATCAATTTACTTCGGCGAATATCAGTGCCCCGCTCATCTTTCACTGTATGAAAAATAGAGCATTGGCGTTCTTTCAACATATCATAAATGATCTGTGGAACATGGTAAGGTTCACCATTGAAGGGAATAAATTTCTTGAATGTACCAAGCTTTGCTGAACCAGTGGATATAATCTCACCGTTCCATTCCCGCTTCATAGGATTCATGCATTGAAGCCGTATGCGCCGTAACCGCCCAACCAACTTGACATCTTCTTTTCTTTTGTACTTCATATACTCAACTTGAGTCATTGGTTTGGGTTCTGGCAAAGTGGCCAGAATCTCATCCATAGTTGCATCAACTTCTGGAGTAAGGTCTCTAGGCATCGGTTTTGGTGCAGTTGCTCTTTCTTGGACAAGGAATGCATTTACGAGTGCATTAATCTTGTCTGCGCCAGCTCTGTGGTGATATGGTACGCCTAAAGCATCTGCTCGCGCACGAGCTTCTTGTACATCTAATTCAACTTTGATATTACTCATAATTACTCTCCTTATCTATCCGTTACAGTACTAATTAAAAGAATGCCCCCGAAGGGGCATCCGGTTTACGAACGATCTGTGTCGTCGTTTGCTTCTTCAGCTAAATCACCAGTAATTGCGAAAGGGGGCCCAAGGGCCAATACTTGCAAAGTATGCATCTGATCACGATGATCAAGAGCTTGCTGGTTACTAACATCGCGCCAGAAGGCAGCTTGCGACGCATCGCTGATAACTTGACGATCAAGAGCGGCTTGCAATCTCATTGCTGCAGCCTGGGTCATGGCGTTAAAGCCAGTCAATACCTCAGGAACGTTCACATCAGTTTTGTTCTGTGTGTCCGTTGCAGAAAGAGATGCACCCGTACTCGATTGCACGTAATTACCCAAGAGAGCGAGAGCAGCCATAACAGCTTCTGCTGTTACGGATACGTCTGCATTGTCTCGGGCATTCTCACTTGCGTTAGGGCTTGGCATAATCTTCTCCAAAAACATTAGATTGAAGATGGCCCCCGAAGAGGCCACCATGATAGCTACTAGAGTGTAGCAACCGTCTTCAACAGAGCAATACGCTCGGAGCGCAGGGTGATGAAGCCGTAGTACCACTTGATTGAGTAGAACCCAACCTCGCCGTACGGATCATTGCGATCAGCAGTGCCCTTACCAGGCTTTTTATGCGTAATCGTGAACTTGCTAGCGTTACCACTGGTCTGGAAACCAATCGTGGTAAAGGCAGCGTCACCAACAACCAAGAACGGGTAGACGTTTACTTTCTCGTCACCAGCTCCATTGGAAGCCCAATGGCATACTTCGTCAGCAGTACTGCCAACGTCGGCGCCAGAAGCTGTCCAATTCATCATCTCAGGAACGACGATGACGCGGAAGTTAGCTACTGTACCGAACTCACCTCGAGCAATCGTACCAGCTGCAGCGTATTGTGCAACAGGCAAGAAAGCCCGCTCACCGTGGTAATCGGTCATACGCATGAGGGCCGGTTGCAATTCGCTACCCATGTAGGCATAACGAGCGGCATTGACCACACGCGTATCAATCATCCGAGAACCAGAGATAAGCTTGGTGTTTTTCGGTGTACGGTTGTTGTCCAACTCAATGTCCAACTTGACAAGATCGTCATAGGAGATCACATCTTCTGCATTGGCAGCAGCGGTAGAACCGCCGAGAGTCAACGTAGAGGTTGCGTCGCCTGCATAACGAACAACGCCTGCGGCGTTAAGCAAGTCGATCTGGAGCTGATCTTCCGTAATTTCGTTGGCTGCCTTCACAACTTCCATTGTGATGTGGCCCAAAAGCTCATCGTCCGTATCAAAGTCCAGGGATTCCTGGGTGTATTCGTCGAAGAAGCCGAACTTCTCGAGAGTACCTGAGAGTTGGAGACGCTTGTGACCAACGCGGTTTACGCGACCACCGAACTCTGTGAGAGCTGGGATTTTCGCGGTGATAGTACCAACATCTTTGCTGGAACCATACAGGTTGCCGTAGTTGCTGTAGAGATCGTCTGTAGTAGACTGCTTCTCTTCAGCCCAACCGGCTGCTTCAATGTTTGTCACAGCAGCAGCGTATGACACAGCGGCCACACCCTGATTTATGACGAATGCCCACAACTGGCCTTCGACCTGGTTGTTAGCAGCTAACTTTGCAGCAGTTAGATTGGCACCGGTTGCCTGGCCTACGAAGTAGTAAACCATTCCACCTTCGGCTGCGGGTGCAGTCAATTTGATGGTCTGAGATACAATCGTAGTAGCTGCAACAAAAGCGGCTCCAGTAGAGATGCCACCGGCATCAATACCTTGGTCGTTCTGGTTGCGGCCATCCAGGATCGGCATATAATGGAACAGTTTTATGGTTTTACCCATATTCTTCGGCATGTTGGTTACATCCGCCAGTTGCCCGAAAAAGGCTTCCTTAGCTGCTTCCACCAAAGCTTTCCGACGATAAAAATCAGTGCGAATTTGCACACCAACGTCAGAATCTGTACCACCTACGGGATCATTATAACCGTGGGGATTTTCAAAAGGCATAATAATTTCCTTTTAGTTGGTTTATTTCAAAAGGGAGCCCACGTCCATTTTTGAAATCTCGTCATCAGTAAGTTTAGAGAGATCAATGGGACGCTTCTTCCCATCACTAGCAGCTCCTCGTGGAGAACCTGCAGCACGTTTTCTTTCTTTGTCCTTCTTAGCCTTTTCAGCGGCTTCAGAAGAACTGTTTTGTGCTGAGTCCTTTGAAGAGTCACCAGTTCCTGATGGTGTTTCGGTTGAGGAGTCTTTGAATTCTCCAGCCTGAAACATTGCATCACCAACTTGGTGGTACGCTTCTAGGTCAGACACACCCGTGAGTTGGCCCAACATTCGTGCATTTGCTACCTTATCCATAACTTTGTTATAGATTCCGGCACCCATATGCTCATTGAGGGTAGCCAATAACTCAGGGTTGTCTTTAATGTTTTTTCTACTCTTCGTATCCATTCCCGTAGCTGCAGCGATGGTATCTTCAAACGAATCGGTATCACGTATATTGTCCAAAACATCTGTCAACAGCATCTCCGCTTCTCCCGGAGAATGGTCAGTGGGAGTGTAGTTAACATCCCCCTCAAGGTTCAAATCTATCGGATCGATATTATTGTCCTTGAGAAGCTTCTTGATTGCTTCGGGCTTTTTATTGTCCAAATCAATCAAGAAGTTCAGTTTCCCTATGTCAAGGAGCTTGGCATTCTCTAGAGTGCGGAGAACTCGAAGATGAGGCTTCATTAGCTCCATCTTTCTCGAGTAATCCACTCCCATTTGCATTAAGCGACGAGCATCCTTTATATTGTCAACACTCACTTCTCGCTTAGCTGCCTTAAAGGGCGCCAGTATCTCCTTATACGCTGCTTCAAAGTCGAATTCGGGGGTCTCACTATCACCTGAGTCGTCGCCGGATTCTCCTTGATCTCCAGATTGGTCGTCTGAAGAGGATTCACCAGAGTCCGAGTCAGAAGAAGATGAAGTACCCTCATCTTCGCCTTCGCCAGCAGGGGTGGAAGCCTCGCCTTCGTCACCGTCATCTGAGGATCCTTCGCCGGCTGCAGCACCACCTGCATCACCTGACTCATTACCCTGGTCTGACTCGTCCGTCGAGGCCTGGGAAGACTCTTCACCCGAACCGGGATCTGAACCTTCGTTGTCACCTGGTTCCGACGTTGCCACCAGCGTTGCCGGATCCAGGTTAGAAATCTCTTCATCGGTCATATTCGCGATGTCAAGTCCTTCGGGCGTGGAGGTATTTTCCTCTCCCTGCCCTTCTACGTTTTCATTTTCGCCAGTCATGATACATCAACGACGTCTTTAGTAGCATCTTCCTGCTCTTGGAGAATTTCGCTCTGTGTAAGAACAAAGTCTCCCATGTCGTCTCTAGCACCATTACCCATTCGCTCAATCTTGATAAAGTATTGACGTAAGGCACTAATGCCGGTAATTACGTTGTCTACCATTTTCTTGCCAGCCTCACCACCAGTAACGATAGAGGGCTCACATATCAAACCTACTGCACGAGCAGCTTCTTGTTCAAGATAATCTTCCAGAATGAGTTCTTTGAATTCTGGGTTGTCCGTTAATCTCCGTAAGCAGTCATGTTTGGCAATAAATTCTTCAGCCTTCTTGATACTTGCTGCAACTTCGTTTAACTGTCCTTCATAATCGGTATTTTCAAAGTTTTCGTTACTCATAATAATCGCTCCTTAAGTGGGCGGGCATCACGAATTTGTGTTGTTGCCGCCTTTATCAGCTTGGTTATTTAGTATACTCTTTGTGACCTCCAAGCCCTCCTGAGCCTCAGCCTGTGCGCCTTGTCGCTCTAAGTCACGTGCTTGCGTAACACCGCTCTCCTTTTCAACAAATTCTAAATCTTTCAAATTCTGCTCTGAACCCGCTTCTCCGGCCTTCGCTCTGTCGAGCTCGGCCTCCGCGTAGTTCTCAGCAGCTTCAGAATCCAACTTCATTATTTCTTTCTTCAGCTTCTGAAGTTCTAACTGTTGTATCTCTTGCTGTACTGGATCAGGTGTCGGCTCAAACTCTTCTATTCGTTTTGCCAGTGCCGGCATCTTCCGTAATTCAGCAATCTCCTTCATTATAAGTAAAGCAAACTCTGGGGGCAAAGTATTTCCGATCGTCTGGAGCATGAAGGAGAGCTCTTGAGCCTTGTTATCATCAGCCTCTGCCGTGCTGATCTTCAACTTCACGTCTATCTTCCCAGCAAGGTCATCACGCTTAATTTGAACGAAATCTTCGTTCGTTATACGGACTGATTCCTCTTCACTCAAGAACACAGCATTCATGGCTATGATCTTGCGACCAATTTCGATGATACCACCAGCAAGGCGTCGAAGTATACCTATTTCTCGCTTTCCGGCTGCATCTAGGGCGGATCGAGCGGCTGTAGCTGATCTACCCAGGCCTTCACCACTGATACCCTGGTGAAAGGCTTTTACACCCGTCATAGCCTCTGCTTCATTGTTCTGTAACTGTATCATGAACTGTGCAGACTGAGGTATCTCGGGATATATGTAACTATGGAACGCTGAACGAGGATCCACCGTTGGATTAAACGCGAAGTCTAGTCCAGCATCGAATTTACGCTGATTTGTTACGTCTAACGCATCTTTACGGTAACCAACTTGTCCTGCGGCAGAACGACCCATAGTATCGATCATTCCTCGAGTGATAGCACCCATTATCTTCTGATTATCTTCTAGAAGGGCTCCATCAGGCTCGCCATATACGCTCTTACGCTTGGGTAAGTAAGGAACAAGTATGAACGGTAATTCATTATTTGGAAATGGGGAGAGTTCTAGCCGAATCATAGTAACACCGATCCAAGTAGCGATAAAGGATACGGGAATACCATCATTATTAATATCCCAAAAGCCCCAATACTCATGAGCCTTAACCTTTTTCCGAGGTTCAT